TTTTTACAGCCTCTATGACCTCAAACTTGTTTACTCCTCGTTCCTCTTCTTTTACTGGAACAAGGTCTTCTACTATTCCCATTAATCTAATATTTTTCATTTCAACATCCTCGTTTTGAGCAATTTCGCTCCACTTCTGACTAATTTTTTCTTTGATGAATTTGTCTGCCAAATGTTTTTCTCTACCATATTTGGCATGTTCCCATTTCTTCTGTAAAGAATTAGGTAAATCTGTTTCACTTAAATTACTATTGATAAAAGAAGTTACTCTTCTAGCATCAACATTTCTTATCTTTCTATAACGAAACTCTTCTAATTTTTTTAACCAAGAGCGAACTTCTTTTACAGTTACTCTTCTATCAAGACTTTCATCAACTCTTTTGTATTTTTTTCCGTTATATGTAATTTGGTCTTTCATAATAATAAATATTACCTTATTCGGTTTCCTTTGAGTTTAATATGTAATCTCTAGCTTTGTTTAAGTAATTAGCAGAAAGAGTAATTTTATCTGCCCACCAACTCGGTAGTGATTCTTCTTCTGACATGCTATTGAGTTTATTCATTATATCATTGGCATCCTCAATGGATGTTTTTAATTTTCTAATAGCAGATGGAACATCTGTATGACCATCTTCCTTTATTTGTTCAGGTGACTTAAACGATGTAACATATGGATTGGATTGAACTTGTCCCATTGATACAGTTTTTTCGTTTAGTAATTCTTTTAGTTTAATCATTTTCCACTATGTTTTATTTCGGTTTCTAAAAACCCTTTTAATACACTTCTTTTATATAGAGCATTATAAGCAGCTTCTGGATCACCCTTTTTTACATACTTAGTTACTTCAGCAATATATCGTTTGATACTACCTTGCATCTGTTTTCTAGTCATCACACCAAAACCAGGAATTTGAACCTTTGCATCTAAGGGCGTTTGTTTACCTTTTTTTGGTAATGTAAGTTTTGCTTCTCTTACATATCTTACTAATGACTTTAAACTTATCATTTATTTATACCTCTATGACTTTATATCGTCTATTGGTTGAGTCAGCAGAATCTAGCTCTGACATTTTTGTGTTAGCATCACTTTGGTTATCATACTCCCAAATAGAATCACTTGAGTTAAGTTTAGCAGTCCAACCCTTTCCACCATTTGAACTAACACTAGCAGCATTTGTTTCATTCCAAATCCATGCTGGTGTATCATCTGGTCTTGGTAATACTTCCATTACTACTCGATATGGCATTATTTAGTTACCTTCTTGACTTTTTCTATTGAACGACCAGCAAAATAAGCAGCATACACAGTCATCAAAAGAGTTTGATATACAGGTACATAAGCTTCACCTATTGTAAATTCTCCAGCATTACCATCAAATACACTTAACACCACGAAAACACCTGTAAGGAAAATTAATGTTAGTGGTCTTATATTTTTACTTAACCAACTTCCATATTTTAAATCAGCTTCCCAACGAGCAGATACTTGAGCTTGAGCTTTCTGTTCAGCATCAGCTAATATCTGTGTGATTCTTTCTTTGGCCTCTGCCTTTTCTTCACCTGAAGTATGTAGGTTATCTATTATATTTCCGATGTCTTTAATTGCATCACCACCAAGTAAACTACCAGCGGCCTTTCCTAATGTTGCTAATAAACTCATAACCTTACTCCTTAATCATCCGCATGTTCTAAAAGTTTTACATCATCTTCAGCATTGTTAAACCAAAAGTCAATGACCTTGGCAAACGAACCAACGAATCCACCTAACATCAGTAGTAGAATCTCCTTCCAACCACCCATGACATCAACACCACTACTCATAAACCAAATCATAAGTCCTAATATTGTGGCAAATAGTGAAACAACAACAATACTAATTAACCATTTTTTGTTTTGTCTAAATTTAATTATCTCAATCAACTCTGTATTGATTTGATGTTTTTGATCCTGAATGTGCATTTCAGGTGTATCTAAAACATTATTTTTCTTTACTTCAGCCATAACCTACTCCTACAGTCTTGTGTATAAACCAGTTTCTTTTTCAAAAATATTATTTAGATTATCGGCATAAATACTGTCGTATTTTTTTACAACTTTGGGTATACCTTTTCTAACTCTAATAAATTTCATTGTATATAAATCTTTACCTCTGTCTAAATCGATAGCAACATGAGTGATACTTTTTGAGTTTCTACCAATCTTCATCGTTAAACCATCTTTACCTATTGACATTTGTTTAGCACCAGTCATCATGATAAATTTGTTACCACCTAATTGTCTTAACAATGTTTTTGCCTGTGATTGGTTTAGTCTTTCATTTACAGATTCTTTAATTTTCTTACCACCCATTTGTTTATAAATTTTTATTAGATTTTTAAGATGGTCTTCATCTCTAGCATTAGTAACTCTACCTTGTTTATCAATCTTCTTTTGAAACATCTTGATAGCATCTTCTAACTTTTTAAGTTCCATACCAGCTTCATTCACACCTTCTTTCTTAGATTTTAATATTTTTTTCTTTTCCTTGTCTTTGGATATTTTTTTGATTTTTTTCATCAAGTTAGGACCTGCTGGTTCTTCACCAATCTTTCCATCTATACCGTAACCACAGGTTCCTTCAGCAAAAAATCCTATTTTTTCATATTCTTTTCTTACATTTGGTTTATCTATGATGACAATACTTTTTCCAGATGTTTTATGTTTGACTTTTACTGTTTTACCTTTTTTATATGTAAGTCCTAAATCAGCTTCATCCACAGATTCTTTAATTTTCTTCCCACCTTTACTCTTAATGATTTTTGCTATCTTTGGATTTTTATTTTTTATTGACCAGGTCATTTTGTTAAAATCAGGTTTTCCCTTAAATCCAGCTCTAGCCAGTAAAGCATCGAGTTCATCCAAGTCTTTGTTGGTGCTACCTCGTTTGAGTTTGTATACGGCTTCATTCACATCCTCTTTCTTAATACAATTTCTGTATCTTTTACCAAACATAATTTTTGTCTTACGAGTGGGATGAGTCATATATCCTTTTTGACAAGCCTCACACAAACATAAATCTTCTAAAATGTTATCAAGATACTCATCTATTTCTTGTTGAACATCTTCTTTTTTCAAACGACTTTTTTCAGCTCGTCCTCTGTTTGTTGATTCTTTTTCAAACCCCACGATTTTTCCTCCCTTATGAGAAGCGTCTTTACCATCTCCATTCCCATAAGTGCCTTTTTGTCTGTTGTATTTATTCAACTCAGCTCTGTATTTCTTAGCTTTTGTTGATGATTGAAATTTTTTGTATTCTGCTTTGTAATCTCTATCAGCAGCTTCACCCAACTTACTCATCCATTCTAAACCAGGAATCTCAACATCCTTTACTTTAAATTTTTTCTCAAATTCTTTTTTAGCTTTTGATATCTTTTTTAAATGAGGTGGAAGTTCGCCTGTTTTATCAAACTCATCTCTCATCTTTTTAATCTGTGATTTTGATAGAGACTCTTTTTTGACAGGTAAATCATCGTGTTTGGTTTTAGCATATTTCTTCACACTACTCTTCTTCATCTTCTTAGCAGCATCTTGAGCAGTTTTTGAAAATTTACTTGCGGGTTGTTCACCCTTTTGGATTGACCGAACAATTCCCATGAACTTCTGTTGTTTCTTGGAAACCGATGGCATTTTATCCCCTCATTATTGAGTTGATAATAGATTCGATTTTTGTTTCAGGTTTTGGTTTTTCTACACCTTCATTTACAGGTCTCATAAAAGCACCATGTGTAGATGGATTAGATACAAAATCAAAAGCAATAAGTTCGAAATCTGGTTGAACCTCAACAGTCCCATCTTCACCATTCTTTTCATTTACAGGTTCTACTGAACCTAATCCTCTTGATGAAATACCAAGTTTAATACCTGATTTAAATAGTTCTTTTAATATATTTCCACTTGGTGTGGACAGAACTTCTACAGTTCCTAAAAGGTCATCACCATCCCAATGCATCTCAATAACATTATGTGACGCATTATTTAAATTAACTACAGAGGATTCTGGATGGTCGAGTTCGCCGAGTGCTCTTCTCTCACTAACTTGTTCTTCTAAATATTTAGAAACTTCTTTCAATAATACTTCTCGTGGGTAAACTCTACCATTTTGATTTTTTGATTCAGCTCTCTGTAGTACACCCTTTACTATTAAACGACCATCGTTTTCTTTGATACTCTCATCAATCTTTTGACGAGATATCTCAAATGGTCTTACATCTACTAATAATTTTTTATTCATTTTATTACCCTATGTTTCCTGTGTATACAAATGTTACATCACCAACAGAACCAGCAGCATCTGTTTGTCTCCAAGCAACTGGATTGATATCTAAACGAATAGGACCGGCAGCATCATCTACTACTGAACCAGTTGTGTATGTACCAACACTACCAGATACATAAGCAAAAGCATATGTTCCGTTCATGTTTATCAAAACATGGTTTGGTCTATCTTGTATTGTTTCTTCAGAAGGTGTCGTTACCTGACCATAAGCACTTGTCGGAATAGCTTTAGGTTGTTGTTTTTTACTGTTATTAGGATCTGCTTCGTATCTTGACATTTATTTGCCTCCCCAAGAGCTTCGTTTAACCCAAATATCAAAAAGGATATCGGATACTTCTTTTCTTATTTCT